TTTTCAAAGTAGAATTACAGTAGACTTTCAAGTAGTAGAACAATTATGACTGAAATCACTGCAGAAATGCTTGACATTATCGAGCAAGTTAAAGGAAAAAGAAATCCTGCACTATGGGATAACAGATGTGAGTCTGCTATGAAAAGAAAAAAATCAGAGAAACTAGATAAAAAAACAAAAAAGAGCTAATATAAAACCAAATTCTTATTTTTAACTATGGCCATAGTAAGAGGTGAAGAAGGTTCTGTATCATTTGATAACGGTTCTGGTTCTGTTACAGCAGTTGCAGGTACAACATCTTGGTCTTTAGACATGACCAAAGATGTCTATGAAACAACAAGTCACGGTGCAACATCAAGAACATTTGGTGGTGGATTGAAAAGTGCTACAGGCACAATTGAAGTTCAGTACACCGCAACAAGTGGTGACGCAGTTGCTGAATTACTTGCAGATGTAAATACATCTGAAGATACTGCTGATGCCTCATTTAATTTATTTTTAGACACCTCTGGTGGTAAAAAATATTCTTTTAATGGAATAGTTACAGGTGCAGGTGCGGCTTCTACTGTTGGCGAACTTACAACTCAATCTGTAAACTTTCAAGTAAGTGGACCAATTACATTTGCTATATAATTTATGACAGCATCAAAAATACGCACCATTGATCTTATCACTGGTGCTTTTGACCTTTCACAAAGAAGAAAGTTCACAATAAACAAGCCAGATGGCAGTCCTTTGTGTGATTTGTATTTTAAGCCAATAACAAGGTCAGACAGAATGGCAGTTCAAGCATATGCAGGTACTGAAGATGCGGTAAAAATATCAACACAGATGCTAGTTCATAAAGCAGAAAATGAAGATGGCACACCTGCCTTTGGCCAAGGTGATGCTGTAAGACTTCGTAGGGAAATACCTGAAACTGTATTAAATCAACTTGAATTATTTTTATTTGGTGTAGCAGAAGATGAGGATTTAGATAAAGCAAAGGAAGATTAAAGGGGGATAATTGGCTTTACTTTGAATTTTTCCTAGCAACAGAACTTAAAATGACTGTAAGCAGATTGAGGCAAGAGTTATCTCAATCTGAATTTATACATTTTGCGGCATATTATGAATTAAAAGGAGAAAACGAAAAAGAAGCATTAGAAAAATACAAGAATTAAAGGTAAACTATAAGAAAAAAGTAATTAGATGGCATTTGCAGCAGTAACTATTGATGTAATAACTCAAAGGGCTGTCGGTCAAATCAATAAATTAAAGACTGCAAGTGCGAAGTTAGACAGATCATTCAAAGTTTTAGAAAAAAGAAATAAAGGAATAACAACTCAATTTGGAAAGTTAGGTAAAGTTATTGGTACAGTTGCAATAGCAGAATTTGGTAGACGTTCTGTAAATGCAGCAGCACAGTTTGATAAATTAAATTTAAGATTAAAATTACTTACTGAACAAACTGGTACTTTTGCTGAATCACAAAAAATAGCTGCTGATGCTCAAAAGCTTTTTGGTATCAGTACACTTGAAGCGTTGGATGGGGTTACAAATATTACCGCACGCCTAGCGCCACTAGGAGTCGGTGTAGAAGATATAAGAACAACATTCATAGGTTTTAATACCGCAGCAAAACTTGCAGGTGCTAGCAGCGTTGAAGCGTCAAATGCTTTTAGACAATTAGCTCAAGCACTTGGTTCTGGTCGACTACAGGGTGATGAATTTAGAAGTATATCGGAGCAAATACCAACACTTTTGAAACCAGTTGCAGATGAACTTGGCACAACAGTTGGTAAATTAAAAGAATTTAGTAGTCAAGGAAAAATTACAAGTGAAGTAGTTATAAGAGCATTAAAGAAAATTGAGGAGGAAGGCGCACCTGCACTTAAGGCTTTGGTTGAGGCCGACCCAACTCAAGTATTTAAAAACTTTCAAAACGAAATAGAAAGATTGCAAATTGCAATTGGTAAAGGGTTGTTACCTGCTACAAAAGGTGCAACAGTTACACTTACTGGTTTAATTAATGTTATAAATACTTTGCCTGCAGGTTTTATCTCTGTGGTTTCAGTTGTAACCGCAGGTGTAGTAGCGTTTACAGCATTAAAAGCACCGATGGTTGCAATTATCGGTACTTTTAAAACTTTAATATCAACTATTTCTTTGTTTACAGGAATAGCAGGTGGTCCGTTTACAGCAGCACTTGCAGGTATAACTTTACTTGTTACAGGTATTACTGGTTATTATATTGATCAGAATAGAGAAGCAAAAAAATTACAAGATACTTTAAATAGAGGCACAAAAGAACAACTTGATAATTTACAAAAAATTAAAGAAAAAGAAATTGAGGCATTACAAGAAAAAATTAAAAATCAAAAACGTGGTAATTCTATAGGTATGCAGCAGATTGCAAAGTTAAAAGAAGAAATCAAACAAATAGAAAAAAGAAATGAATTAATAAAAAGAGGATTTGACCTTGAAAAACAAACATATACAGTCTCAGGAATAACTTATGATATGGCTTCAGGAAGAGCAATTGAAGATGAGAAAGGTACAAATTTGAGGACAGGTAAACCAAAAGAACTAAGTTCTGATGATAAGAAAGCACAAGATTCACTTAAACTTTTAAAACAGAGGATACAAATCAAACAAGTAGAAGATGATATTGATAGACAATTATTAGAAAGGCAGTTCGAATTTCAAAACAAAATGGAAGAAGCCATGGGTATAGAGAATGAACAAATAAGGTTGGAAAAATCTAGAGCACTTTTAAAAGATTATCAAATAGATAGGCAAGAAATATTAAACAGCAAAGTAAGAGATCAAGTGAATATTTCAAAAGAACTTGGTGATACGTTAGAACGTGGATTAGTAGAAAATATTAAAGGAGCAATAAATGGCACACAGACATTTGGCCAAGCCATGTCAAATGTCTTAAATAATTTAAAAAATAAATTAATGGATAGAGCATTATCAAATCTTTTTGGAGGTATAGGTGATGCTGTATTTGGTGATGGAGGAAAAAATAAAGGAATACTTGGAGGAATTATAGGTTCGATATTTGGTAAAAAATCAATGGGTGGTCCTGTATCTCGTGGTAAATCATATCTAGTTGGCGAACGTGGTCCAGAAATTTTTACACCAAATACTTCTGGCGGTATAACTTCAAACAATGCTATGGGAGGTGTAAATATTAATGTAAACGTAGACGCAAGTGGCAGTGAAGTAGAAGGTAGTGATTCAAAAGGGAACGAGCTTGGACAACAGATTGCTATTGCTATACAATCAGAAATAATAAAACAGAAAAGATCAGGAGGGCTTTTAGCACCATAATATGGCTACTTTTCCTTCAATTGAACCACTTTATAATACACAAGAAACTGTTAAACAAGATTATAAAACAGTTAAATTAGGTGACGGATATCAGCAGCGTATTGTGGAAGGTTTACCTGCAAATAAAAGACTTATTACTTTACAGCTTAAATTTGATCTTTCACAAACTGATGCTGACACAATAAATACTTTTCTTGATGCAAGGTTTGATGCAAGTGAAGAAGCTTTTGAGTTTACAAGATTAAATAATAAATATTCTGGCAAGAAATTTATTTGTGTAAGACGTACCTCAACTTTTCCTTTATTAAACAGAGTAAGGATGAATTTAACATTAGAACAAGTCGCAGAACCATAACATGGCAATACCTATTTCAGAGCTACAATCATTAACACCTTCTGCAAAAATCGAACTTTTTATAATGGAGTTAGTTGAAGGCACTCACTATGCAACTGGTAATCCTACTTCTGTACCAACAACATTTAGATTTCATGCCGGAACTAATATGAAAACCAATAGCGATATAATTTGGCAAGGCAACACATATGAGAAATTTCCGATAACTGCCGATGGATTTGCTTTTGAAGGTCGTGGTCAAATCCCTAGGCCAACATTAACTATGAGTAATCTTGGTGGCATTTCAAGAAGTGGTCAAGTTATAACAGTTACCGATTTAATAAGTTTGGTTAATTTAGTTACACCTCATAATGATCTTATAAATAGCAAGATAACAAGATTACAAGTATTGGCATCATCTTTGGATGCTGCCAATTTTCCCGGAAATAATAATCCTTTTGGAACGCCAAACAATAACGAGTTACCTCGTGAAGTATTTTTTATTGATAGAAAACAAACTGAAAACCGTAACGTTGTGCAATTTGAATTAGTAAGCAGGCTTGACCAACAAAATAAAAAATTACCAAAACGCCAAGTAACACGTAATGAATTTCCAAGCGTTGGAGGTTTTATCAACTAAATGGGCGACACATGGAAAAAATTTGCTTTTGCTCATG